GTTCGCCATACTTTAATTTCTGAATACGCAGATATCAATAAGAGATTCAAAAAAAAGTATGGTGAACTAGTTCTTTGTCAGGATGCTGGGAATTATTGGAGAACTGATGTATATTCAGGTTATAAGAAGGGTAGAAAAGAATTAAAGAAAACTGATACGGGAGTTGATTGGCAAAAACTTTATGACCTGTTTCATAATATAAAGGAAGAAATTGCACAAAACTTGCCGTATCAAAATATTCAGGTGGCTAAATGCGAAGCAGATGATATTATTTTTGTGGCTTGCAAACACGCCCCAACAACAGAAAAGATCTTGGTGGTGTCTTCTGATAAAGATATGATGCAATTGTATCGTTATAAGAATGTAGATATATATAACCCAAGAAATTCTGCAATTACTCCACGGCCAAGTGATGTAGAGGCTATGCTTATGGAACATATTATTAGGGGTGATGCTTCTGATAGTATTCCTAATATTTTAACTCCAACAAAAGATTATCTTTCAGGAATTAGACAAAAACCAATTACTAAAAAAAGATTGTTAGATTTTCAAGTAAACGGTGGTATGGATAAAAAAAATCTAGAAAGAAACCAACAACTCATAGATATGTCCTATATACCTATAGAGTATGAGGATAAAATTGTTGAAGAGTTGGAAAAAGAATTTACACCAGACCGGTCTAAAATCTTTAATTACTTTGTTGAGAATAAAATGAAATTATTGATGGACTCTGTACACAATATATAAAGGATATAATATGAAACAGACAGCACTACTTATTCCTGAAGTTTTTGATATGATACGAAAACAAGGTGATAATACAGAAGCAAAAATTAAACTTATGCAAGAAAATCAAACAGCAGCAATGCTTGAGGTTCTTCAGCGTGGATTTGGTGATTATGTTTCTCCATATGAAAAGAATTTTATTGAGTATCGTCCTGATGACTCTCCACACGGGTATCCGTATACTACACTATATAAAGAGTACTCTCGTATGGAATATTTTTATTATGGACCAAAGTTTATTGAGAATCAAAAAATTCGTGAAAGAAAATTAGTTGGCATTCTAGAATCTGTGCATTGGACAGAGGCTAATCTTTTAGAAAATATGTTTACTAAAACATTGAGTGTTTACGGTTTAACAAAGGAAATTGTAAAAGAAGCGTTTCCTAATTTAAAAATTTGAGGTGATTAATGTCTGATGAATATGTAGAAGGATCAGTTCCAATTCCTGAAAAAACAAATATTGTAGAAAAAGTTATTTCTGCTGCTAAATCATTTGCTTCAAAGGGATTAGATAATAAATATTGTGGTGAAAATACAAAATCATTGCGAATATTTAGTTGTCATGGAGACGGAAAACTTCCACCATGTCCGTATAGAGTAGAAAGTACTAATCATAAAGACTCATATTATTGTGGTGCATGTGGTTGTGGCGATAAAAAATTCACACAATTAATAAATTATATTGATGAAAATAATGAAAAGGTTTACTCTAAATTAGATTTTCCTGTAGTTACTTGCCCATTACATATGCCTGGTTTTAGTAACTATACACCAAATAAAGATGATAGTCCAGAAAATAAAAATTCTCGAAAGATTTATCTGGAAAATACACGCGGTGTCGGTTATATTATGAGTAACTCAATTACAAAGGAATCTAAAAATGACGAAAACAATGCAACAGAAAGTGAACAACCAAATGAGCAACCCAACCCAAACGCTGAAAATCAGCAAAGCAACGATTGATATTCTAAAGAATTTTTCAACAATTAATTCTAGTATTCACGTTCCTGGTGGAAACACACTCTACACAATTTCTGCCACATCAAATATTGTGGCTGAAACAAAGATTGCAGAAGAGTTTCCTTCTAAGTTCTCTATCTATGATATGAGTCAGTTTCTTGGATCCCTGTCAATGTTTCAAGAACCTGAATTTGAATTTGAGGAAAAATGTGTTTGGATTTATGATCAAAACGGTTCAAAGATTAAATTCTTTTTCTGTGAAGAAAAACTGTTGCCACAGATGAAACATCACGGTAAGAAACCTACTAAGGCCAATACTGTTATCAAGTTTGATATTTCAGGAAAACAACTGTCAGATCTTTTCCGTATTTCATCTGTGTTGAATGTAACAGATATTAACATTAATTTCACAGGAGAAAAATTGGAATTGGTTGTTAAGGATAAACAAAACACCTCTTCTAACTCATACACAATTGATATTAAGAATTATACCGAGGTTGATGTTCCAAAGGGATTTTCTCCTCATATGAATGTAAATAATCTAAAGGTTGTTCCTGGTGATTACGGCGTTGAAATTGGCGAAAATAATGTTGCAATCTTTAAGAATAAAAATATAGATTTAACTTATTGGATTGCTTTAGAAATCAACACAAACTAAGGATTAAATGAAAACAGCAGAAAACTTTTTGTGGGTCGAAAAGTATCGACCCCAAACGATATCCGATTGTATTCTTACAGACAGCCTTAGTAAGTTGTTTCGGGGCATTGTGGAATCTGGTGAACTGCAGAATCTTTTGCTGTGTGGTGGCCCAGGATGCGGCAAGACCACAGTAGCAAAAGCATTGTGTGATGAAATTCAAACAGATTGGATACTTATCAATTGTTCTGAAGACGGAAACATTGACACGCTACGAACAAAGATTCGTAACTTTGCAAGCACAGTATCTCTTTCAGGAAATCGTAAAGCAGTTATTCTAGACGAGTTTGATTATTCAAATCCACAGAGTATGCAGCCGGCCTTGCGTGGTTTTATGGAAGAGTTTTCTACAAACTGTAGATTTATTATGACCTGTAATTATCATAATAAAATTATTGAACCTTTGCGTTCTCGTTGCACAAATATTAAATTTAATGTTACTAGTGATGAGAAGGTAAAGATTGGCACAAAATTCTTGGAAAGAATTAAATATATTCTTGATGAAGAGAGTGTTCAATACGACCCAAAAGTGTTAGTAAGATATATCATTAAATACTCTCCTGATTTTAGAAGAGTTATAAATGAGTTGCAGCGTTATGCTGTTGGTGGAAAGATTGATGCAGGTATTCTATTGGAATCAGGGGATCTACTGATTGAGCAACTGTTCAAATCAATGAAGGAAAAGAATTTTACAGATGTTCGTAAATGGGTTGCTTCTCACATTCACAATGATCCTGCTCACATCTTTAACAAATTATACACGGCTTTGCCTGAATACCTAGACCCAAAAAGTGTTCCGGTTGCAATCCTAACTATAGCAGACTATCAGTACAAGTCTGCGTTTGTTGCTGATCAAGAAATCAACACAACAGCGTGTATTCTACACCTTATGATGGAATGTGAATGTAAATGAGTCTGTTTGATTTTTTAAATTCTATTAATTCGAGTAAAAAAGTTAATCTTTTTTCTACAGGAAGACCCGAGAAAGACTATAACACATTTATTATTAATAGAACTCTTTCTTATCATTCAGACACAATAATGCACGCAAACGAATTGAATCAGCGTCCTTTTATACCTAAAACGTCACAATACGAATATTACTTGGGTATGGTCAGACCCCGCAAGCGTTTTGCTAAATGGGCTTCAAAAGTGTCCAATCCAAGCGCATTGTTGGTAAAGGAGTATTACGATGTTTCCCTGCAAAAAGCCCTAGAAATGGTGAAACTTTTAACCAAAGAACAGATAGCTCAGATAGAATCTGAACTAAATAAGGGTGGAACCTAATATAATATTTTTATAAATATTAGTGTAATTTTGATTATACTAGTAACGGGAAATATTATGGAAAACATTGACGATCTGGTTGCCTCTTTTTTAGAGGTTAAATTAAAAGTAGATGATGACTTTTTAAAGATAAAAGAAACTCTAACACGCATTGGGGTGTCTTCAAAAAGAGAAAACGTCCTTTATCAGTCGTGTCACATTCTTCACAAAAAAACTCATTACTATATTGTTCATTTTAAAGAATTATTCATGTTGGATGGTTTAGAATCTGACATTTCTGAGCAAGATATTGGTCGCCGAAATACAATTACCAAACTTTTAGAGGAATGGGGTTTACTAACCGTTGTTAACAGGGAAAAAATGGAATCTATTCTGACACCACTAAGCCAAATAAAAATTTTGCCGTTTAAAGAGAAATCTGAGTGGCAATTGGTGCCTAAATACCATATAGGAAAGAGGCACTAATGTCAGCAGGAATATACGATATACAAACAGAACACGGTGTTGATTACACACTGACAATGGACTATGTTAATAGTTCTAATGCTGCTATTGATTTATCAGCAAAAACACTAACATTTTCTGTTAAACGTTCCTATATTTCCATTCAGGGTGATTATTTTACCGTTAGTACAGCTGCAATAACAGAAGGCATTTTACCGTTTCCTGATTCTGATAACAGTTACGGTATAATTACTAGAACTAATCTTGGTGTTATAACTTTAACTATTCCTTCCCTAACAATGACACAAGTACTTCCTGGAATATATTACTATAGTTTGCGTATGACAGGTACTACTGAAGAAGTTATATTAAGGGGAAAATTTGAAGTAGAGGGTTTCTAATGCAAAATAAACTTAAAATCAAATTTTCTTTACCGAATATTGTCACTATTGTTAGAACACAAAAAAATAAAATAAAAATACAAAAAGCCCAGGAGCAGACTGCTATAGTTCTGACAAATTAAATGGCATTATCTAGATTTCCTCAAAATAATGCAGAAATAATTAATAATAGTGTTGTTACAAAATTACAACCGGTTATACAAATTATTCAAGGATTACCTGGCCCAAAGGGAGATACAGGAGAAAAGGGTGATCGTGGAGAAACTGGTGTACAGGGTTTGGTTGGACCACAAGGATTAAAGGGTGATGTTGGAGAACCTTTAAATTTTTTTGATTCTTCTGTTAAAAAAGTAATATTAAACGAATCTAATCAAATTCCAGATGTAAATATGTTTTATTCGGCAGGAACTCTGATCATAAATACAGTAGATAAAAAAATATGGATAGGTACTGGAATTGTAACTAATGAAGGAAGTTTTATTTCTCTTCAAAGTGGTCCAGAAACAGGTATTGATGGTGGAGAGTTTAGTCTAGACGGTGGAACCTTTTAAAGGAATATATTATGAGTGAACCTAATTACAATGAAACGATAGTAGTGCCCTTATTACAGAAAAAATGGCAAGACTTAACCAATCAAAATTTGATTTTAGAGGTAAATTTGCTTATTGAGCAGGCAAAAGTTCAAAAACTGACAAAAGACCTAGAAAAGTATGATAAAAAGAAAAAGACGGATGTTTGATATACCCAACCATTGTATCTTATAAATACATAAGACTTATCAAAATTCACAGAAAGATACCAAATGGCAACAATTAAATTTAAGCGTGGAGCATCAGACACCACAGGCACACTTGCTGCAGGTGAACCCGCTCTAAACACAGCCTCAAAGAAATTGTGGGTGGGTTATGATGACACCAACAAGGTTTGGGTTGGTGCTGAAATTGAAGCTACAATGGCATCCACCACTTCTGCCCTTAAATTAACTACGCAAAAGGGTGTTGTTGATTATATTGCAGGATTAGGTTACGGTACAGGTGACATGGTATTGGGTTCAATACAAACTGTAACTGGTGCTAAAACTTTTAATAGTGGAACACTAAAATACGCTGGTTCTACTTCAGGAACAACTATTCTTAATGCAACTGCTGTTGCAGGATCAACAACCCTAGTTCTTCCTGCTGCAGACGATACTCTTGTGGGTAAAGCAACTACAGATACCCTAACAAATAAAACACTTACCACACCAAAAATAGCACAGATTAATGATACAAACGGTCTTGCAGTTTTGAAAACTGGTACTACTGCTTCTGCGGTAAATGAAGTTACTATTACAAACAATATAACAGGACAAGCTCCTCATGTTTCCGCAACAGGAACTGATACAAACATCAGTTTACATCTTGCACCAAAAGGCACAGGAAAATATGTTGTTGTTGAAAATGGTACAGATGGCACAAAACAAATCGCTATAGGAGTAGCAGGAGCAGCCACAGCAACCACAACATATTTGAATGCAGCACAGACTGCTGATAGAACTATTACTCTACCCGATGCAACAGATACTCTTGTAGGTAAAGCAACTACTGATACCTTAACAAATAAAACTTTCAATACAGCAGGAACTGGTAATAGTTTTTCTATTAACGGAACTGCAATTACTGCAGTAGCAGGAACTGGTGCGGTTGTTCTTGCAAATACTCCTACGCTCATTACACCAAACATTGGAGCAGCAACAGGAACATCACTTGTATTGTCTGGAGATCTTACGGTTAACGGAACAACAACCACAATTAATTCCACAACTCTAACTGTAGACGATAAAAATATTGAATTGGGTTCTGTTGCAGTACCAAGTGATGTTACTGCAGACGGTGGTGGTATCACTCGTAATACTGCTACAGACAAAACTTTAAATTGGGTACACGCAACTGACATATGGACATCTTCAGAGCATTTTAACCTTCTTACAGGAAAAGCATATTATATTAACGGTACATCT